TTGATGCCGAGTTTGAAGTGTTGATGAGAGCTGCCGATGAACGTGGACTATATGAGTAGAAAGACTGATGACTGAAAAGCAATGGATGAAAGATATGCGAGCCGAGCGGCAAGAGGCTTTTGTTCAAAACCGAGCCGGGAACGCCGAGCAATCAGACATGGCACCTGGGGAATTGACCTGGGGTGAAACTGGAGCAGGAGCTGTAAGTAATTTCGGTCCGAGCGCGATGAAATATGCAGAAGATATTTCGGCGCCTATTCACTCACCCATAGAAACAGCAAAAGGGTTATATGGTTTTACAAAAGGCTTGGTGCAGCTTGCTATCCCTGGCGAACAAGAGGACGAAAAAACAGTAACGGCGATCGGTGATTATTTTGCAAATCGCTATGGCTCACTCAAAGGCTTTAAAGAGGCGGTGGCGGAAGACCCTGTTGGCGTGGTTGGTGATATTGCTGCCGTATTTACAGGTGGCGGCATGATTGCCGCGAAGGCGCCAGGGACAATTGGTAAGGCTGGGCAAAAAATACGAGAAGTTGGTGATGCGATTGATCCACTAAACGTGGCAGTAAAAGGTGCCGGAGTTGCGGTAGATGGGGTAAGTGCAGCAGTACCGGCAATTATTGGTTCCGCAACTGGTGCTGGAAGAGAAAGTATCGAGCAAGCTTTTAACGCTGGTCGCGTTGGCGGCGAAGTCGATCAAGCCTTTACCGATAATATGCGGGGCTTGGAAGACCCTACGGCAGTGGTTGACGATGCTATCGCAGCTTTGCGCGTTAGGAAACAAACAAAACAAAACGATTTTATCAGCGGAAGGGATGCGCTAGAGCTTGAACAAGTGCCGATTGATTTCGACATGATTGCCCAGAATGTTGATGGCTGGTCACAAAAGTTTTTCTTTGAAGGCACCTCGGAGCTCTCTAAGAATGGCCAACAGAAACTGGCAGCGATTCAAGATATCATTGCCGAATGGCAGAGGAGCCCGGCGTTGCATAACGCCAAGGGGCTCGACATGCTCAAACGCAGAATCGATGGAGAATACCCCGATGGGATTAATCCTGGAGACAGCGCAGTCGTTGTTGGTCAAGCTAGGGATTTAATTAAAAAGAACATTTTAGAAATGGTCCCTGGCTACGACGCAGTAATGAAACCTTACGAACAAGCGACCAGGCTCGAAAGGGAAATGCAAAAAGCATTAAGCTTAGGCAACAATGCAGCAGCAGATACGGCTCTGAGAAAGCTGCAAAGCACTATGCGAAATAACGTGAATGCGAATTTTGGTGCGCGGCTAAAACTGCTCGAGCAGCTCGATGAAGCGAGCGGTTATCTTTTGGCGCCCCGTATCGCTGGACAGTCTTTAAACAGTGTTACTCCTCGAGGACTTAACATTGGTACGGCTGGTGGAACAGGCATCTACGGCGTAACAACAAACCCAGCAGCTCTTGCTGCTCTGCCCATGTTCTCGCCCAGGGTGATGGGTGAAACTGCAAGAGGGCTTGGCAAAGTCAGAGGTGCTGTGGACAATGTTGTGGGCGGGATGGACTCAATACTTTCCCCCGTCCAGCAACAATTGATGAGGAACCGGGTGACAGGAACCGGAAATGCGCTTAAGTTACCGGCAAACCTTAGCAGGATGGCAACGGCTGCGATGGAAGCACCTGGCGATCAAGAGATGTCTCGCGAAGAGTTCGAGAGATTGAAGATGATGCTGAACGGAGATCAGAGGTTGATCGCTCCACCCCCCTAGAAATCACTGTGAAAACAGTTGGTAGTCCTAATGGTAGCCCCCGAAGCCTCTTAAAACCCTACCCCTTTGATTCTAAAGGGCTGTAAGGGATAGTTGGCGGAGAGGGTGGTATTCACACCCTTCTGCCACTTACTGCCAACTACTAGCAAAAACAATGACTTATGATCATAGGTCTTGCCACTTCCTGCCATTCATTGCCATAATGCGACTTCAATTGGTAGTCCCAGGTGGTAGCCCCTAATGCCCAAGAATCTTTCTGATATACAGGTCAAAAATTTAACTAAGGTTGGAAATTTTAGAGTCGCTCCAAGCCTCTATTTAAAAGTTGAGAATAAAAGGCTTTTTACCAAAAGCGATAGATTAACTAAAAAGTGGTACATCCGTAAGCAGATTAATAAAAATAGGAAATGGAGTTACGTTGGAACATACCCTGCGATGTCTCCAAGCGTAGCAAAAAAGAAAGCGATCGGATTGTTGGGGGGAGAGGTAGCTCCGCAAGAAATATTGAGAGAAGCTAAACAAAAGAAAGTAGCCAGCGCAGCAAAAGAGGTTGCAAAAGGAATGACGTTTCAAGAGGTGACTGAAGAATTTATTGAAGATGTAAAGCGTCCAGCTTGGACGGATAACGGAAGGTCTGAGCAGGGTTGGCGAAATACTCTAAATCAATATATCTTGCCGGTGATTGGTCACTTAGAAGTTGAAGCGATAACACCACAACACTTGGTTCAAATATTATCACCTTTGTGGATGACTAAGAATGTAACGGCTACGCGAAGCCAGGGTAGGGTTTACAATATAATCGACTATGCTATATCTCACGATTACAGCGAAAAAAGGAATCCTGCCAAGTTCAAAGGATTATTAGAGAACCTACTCCCTAAATATAAAGGGAAACCACGGCATCATCCAGCTTGCCAAATAACTGAGCTTCCTGCGCTGACCGGTGAACTTTGGGAGAAAAAAGAAGCCTCGCACAGTGCCCTGAAATTAATTATGTTGACCCAGACTAGGAGTGAGGATGCTAGGGGAGCTCTCTGGACGCAGTTTGATTTACAAAATGGCACTTGGTGGTGCCCAATTGGAAAGCTAGGCGGAGAGATTCACAAAATCCCAATTCCAAAACGATTACTCTGGTCGTTGCAAGAAAGAGCAGAGTTTGCAAAAGATGAGAGGATGTTCCCTGGCGATGGAGATAACAAGTTTCTCACCAGTAATGCAGTAGTGAAGGTAATGCGTTCCTTTAAGTATCTTGACTACAAGGGAGACAGAATAACATTGCATGGTTTCAGATCAACTTTCGCTGATTGGACCTTGGAAAATGAAGCTGGGGATAGCAAAGATGTTGACCGCCAACTTGCTCATAGAGAAGAGGACCAAGTTCTTGCGGCTTACTGGCGTTCAGCTCTTTACGACCGACGAGTTAGGATTCTCCAAGAATACGAGGACTACGCATTTTCAGACATGGCATCTTCAATCCACTGATCGAGCTCTTCTAAAACGAAGTAACTCTTCTGACCAAATGGCTTTTTCTTCTTTGGAAAAGTTTCGTCACGCTCAATCATTCTGTAGAGCGTCCTTTTGCTAATGCCTAATTTTTTTGTAGTGTCTGTCATGGAGATTAAATTCATTTTACGTCTCGTTTTAATTTGCGGCACTTATTGAGGTTTGACCAAACCCTCTGGAGCCAATAGTTCGCGTTCTGACACATCTTTCGATTGCCAGTGTAGTTAGGGTCATCTATGTTTTCAGATGAGGACATTGATAACGCTCGAAACAATGACAATCACAACCAGGGTCGCAACCCAGTTAATCCTGGTATAAAAAGGGGTTGGGTTGTCGCCCCACTTCCTGCGATAAATTAGCCTCATCGATTTCTCTCCCACGTTTTTCGATAATGGTCTTTCAATCTGTCCAGATACCAGGAGTCTTTATCCAAGTGTTCGATCGGATTCATTTTGCCTTCCGAGTCCGTTTTGTGATCACATCGAGCCAAATACTTGATCTGGTTACCCTTGAGAAACCCTCTAAATTCCTCGGGCGTTAACATGGCCTCGATGATGTCAATTATTTCCGTCGCGTTACGTTTGTAATGATCTGGATTTATTTGATCCAAGGTCGGTCCTCCGTCCAGTGCTTGCACTGATTTTCTTTTTTTGAAAAATCGGCAGGAATGTCATCTTTAAAACGAACGCACCAGCCAGCTAAGTATTTTTCACAATTCATGCAACTGTGTAGCGGGTAGACATGCTTCCACTTACCTCGTTTCATCAGTCACCGCATTAATCAGTGCGTCCATTTTGATCAGTATCTGTTCCTGGTTATCGGTCACCTGGCGGACCCAATCGAATAACTCTTCGACATCTTGCTCATCGAGCTCGACTGTCAGCTTGCTCATCCGATGACCCTCGCATTCATTTTTTCTTTAAGGGCGTCAGTTTCAGCGGCGCCGATAAACTTTATGTCCTGGACCGCTGAGATTTCTCGACTGCTATATCCACCGTCGCCATTAATAAACTCGGCGCCAGTTCTCAAATTTTTATAGGGCACATTACCGTCCTGCACTATTCCGATTTTCTGAGCCCAGTTGTGTAGCAGCTCAGGAATGAACCGATGGTCATCACACGCCTCGCGTTGTTCCTGGGTGCTGATATCCCGCTTGTGCTTTTGACAGGACCAGCGACCATCACCGTCAACCTC